AGCCGATGGTGACGGGCTTGAAGATGGCTTCAATTTCAACGAACGTCGCGCCGGAGACGGGCGTAAGCGTGATGGGCAGCGTTGCAGTCGTCACATACCGCTCGGAACTATCCCGCCATACGACTTTGACCTGTGCCGAGGCATCGCCAGCCGGTGCTGCGGAGGCGTTCGTGCTTTGAATTGTAATCGCTCCGATGTTCGCGCGGATGGATAGCCAAATTGGATTGAGGATGGACATTTCACTGGGTGCAAACCCGCAAGTGCCGCCCGAACCAAAACTGTCCCAGTCAATTCGGTAATAATGTTCCAAACCCTGAATCCGAACGGAGTTGTTTGCCGTGCGGATGGCCGCGAGCCGGTCAACCAACTGCGGCAATAGCACGATGCCCGCCACATTGTCCAAGTTGTTCACCGGATCAAAGCTAACATTCACCATCGCCAGCGAATCCTTCCAAAAGTAGGAGTTGTAAATCAACTCGTAACGCTTGGACAAAAACAACTGGCAAGCCGTGATGTCGGTTGCTTCGACCTGCTGCGCCTTTTGGCAGACGTAGTTGGATAAATCGGTGAGGTTCATTGTGGTGAAATCAGGAGATAAACCTTTTTGAAATCAAGATACGAATTGGCGGCATCGGATCGCATCGTATCAATCCAAACGGTGTTCGTTGAATCAGGCGATGAGCTGTCTACGGTAACAATTCCATTTTGAAAACTACTAGTCCCCTTTACGACACCTGAAACGTAGTAGTTCGTGGTTGTCGCTGGAGTCCGAAAATTGACGGCATATTGTCCGGCTTGCTCGGCATTGCCAGAACTCAACTGAATCACGTCGGCGTTGTATAAAGTGAACGTCGGGACGATGTTTAACCAGTTCGTTAATAAGCCAGTCCCGGATGTCATCCAGTTTGTAAGCCCGACCAGATTTGCGTAGTTCGTATAAATCCTAAATCCATTGGTAAAAGGAGCCGAGCCGCCAGCACTTGCAAAGGGGGAAATATAATACTGTGTATTGACCGCCAGCGGCGAACCGTTTCCGGTTGGCAAAGTCCCGCCAGATCGCGTGTAAAATGAAACCGCGACATTCGTTAGCGGAACAGTGTTGCTGGTGAAAAAAATCCCGCTGGCGCCCCCCACCACAATGGGACTCAAAGCGTAGCTGGTCGGACTACCCCAAAGCACGCGCGCGTAAGTGTAAGCCGGAATCGCGTTTGATTGCGTTACCAAATTCAAGAGTGTCCCCACAGTCACCGTCGTATTTGTGAACTGCGACGTGGACATGATTGGAATTTGGTCATTTACAGACAAGGCTTGCACGTTCGTATTTCCAAACATTTGAAGATTGGTCACGGCAAAGTTGGTCGTCACTCCAAACGCATTGGTGTAAGGTGCAATTCCGTTGGTTGGGTAAAGTGTCCACGGCGAAAACATCTGCTGATTGTTGAAGTTCCAAGCGAAATTCGTCTCAACGTAGGGCGCAACCGCATAAAGCAGGTTGGAAATACTCAACTGTTTCGGAACGCCGTTTGTGTCGAAAACAAAAAATTGAACCTGATTTGTCATGTAAAGAGGGTTAGGCTGCGCGGGCGAATAATTTCCGAGCGTGTTGCTGACATTCAGGCTGGAAACCATAATCCACGGCGACAACGAGGAAAAAAGGTTGGACGCGCCGATTTGGAATGTGCCGTTGTTCGTCGGGTTGTAACCCAAGAACGTGAATTGATTCGTGTCGTAAGCCGACGCGTAGTTTGGCTGCTGTGTAAAAAAATAAGCATTGGTGAATAGGCCAGTCGCCAAGACGCGGTGAAACGTGCCGGACGCCGCCGAATAAACCAGCAGCGTATCGGTCGGAATAATCTGCGGCTGGCTGACTTTGTTGTTGTAAAAATTCGGCTGAATTGTCGCGGCGGAAATTAGCTGGCCGAGTTGCGCCGCCGTGATCCGCTGGCCGTCTTGAAACGTGATACCGGGATTGATTTCGTTTTGCGCGCCAACCACGAAGGCCGCGAGCAGAATGGTGATGATGGATAGTATTTTCATGGAATGGTAATCAGCGTGCCGCTCGGATTGCTGGCTGCAATGCTGTTAGACTTCGCGCCGCCGCTATCCTGATAATAAATTATCATTGATGGATCGAGTATGCCGTCGCCAGAACCACCGTAAGCCGTCGTCAGTTGTGTCGCCGAGACAAACGTGCAGGTATGGTAATACGAGTTTGAATCTTCCCCACCGGGCGCATCCTCAAAACAGATTTTACCAATGGTTCCAGCCACGAATCCACTGCCGTTTATAGTCAGAGTCGCCGTGGTTATGTCGAATGATGTTGGCGAAATGCTGCTGATAAAATAATCGTAAAGCTGCGTATTAGAGTTCACTCCGGTAGCTGCCGCCAGTCCAGCGTCAATAGCTGAAACCAAACTGGCAGCACTTGCCGTATTGCACGGATATGAAAGCGTTGCCCCGTTCGGTTGCGTAATGACCAAGGCATTCCCGACCGCCTGATAAGTGCAGCCATCAAGCGGAATTCTACGGCCATCTGGCAATGTTACAATTTGCATATCAAGAACAGTTTTTAACCCGCGCGTCCGCATCCTGATCCCAAGCGTGTTGCCCGAACTCATGGACAGCTTCAAAAATCAGCAACGCTTCGTCCACCGGCACAAAGTTGTCCTCACACAAATCAAACAGCGCGCAGTCCGCGTCCGCCTTGACGTATTGCTCGAGCTTCCACGGTGTCCATGTCAGGCCGTTGTCGAACGACTCATCAATGTAGCCGCGATAAAATCCATCGTGCGCCACGGCTGGAAAAAAGCTGTTCGTGGACTGCAAATCGCACTTCACAAATTTTGGCGAACTCAAACCGTCCGTCGCCGCGCCCGTGCGAACGCGCAGAGTCCGCGAGTGCCACATGAATTCCAGTGGCGCGAGCAGAACAAAATCATTCCAGCCGTCGATTGTTGAAACGGCAAGCCGTTGATTGGGATGTAAAAACATATTTTACCTTTCAAATTTAAGGGGCGGCCAGATTGCGCGCCTTTGCCGCCCCCGATTCGGACAAGCCGAAATTGTTAAATTGTTCGCCGCGCCCGTCTCGCTTAAAAACTGACACGGCATTTTGTCCAGCCGATTAGTCGGCTAAAATCCTTTGTTCACTTCCAGACCGCCGCAAATATATTTGCCCGTCCAGTAGCCCGCGCCGATGCGGTTTTCGTAAAAGCCAATCACGCCCAGATTCCAGCCGCTGAACGTGACGAGATTTAGTTTGTCGCCCGCCGTGATGATTTCCGAAACCTGCCCGCTACCGCTGGCGACGAGCAGGTTGGCGAACGGCGTCATGCACACATTCGTCAAGCCAAAGTTTTTCAGCGGGTAAATTAGCGCGCTCAACGTGACACCGCCCTTGACGAGATTGGATTGCGCCGGAATGCCAGATTTCTTTGAAGTCCACAGATGATCGCCACCAATGACAAGCCCCACGTTTTGCGAGACGTTGTAGATGTAATCAGCGTAGGCAAGGCTGCGATTGCCCGTCGTCGCGCGCCCGCCGCCGATGGCAACGGCGTAGTTGGTTGAAACGGTGATGACATCGTAAATCTGCTGCAACCCGGAACTGAACGACGGCATGGCGGGCGCGGGGTTGGTGATGTTCACGGACTGCGCGTGCGCTTTCGGGCAGACAAAGAAACAGGCGGCAACGCAGAGCGCGAGGCATAGGGTGATGATGTGGGACAGGGCGGGACTGATGTGTTTTTCTCTCATAATTTTGTTTGGTTGATGGTTTTTGTTTCTACGGTGAATTACTAATAGGTGAACACCTTATTTGTTATCCGCCTTTTTTGCGGCAAAGTGTCGGCATGAGTAAAACAAAATCACGCGACGCCAAGCCCGACCGCAAATTCGACGAACAAATCATCGAGTTCGGCTTCGACGGCGACGGCAAAGAGTATTGCAATGAGGAGTTCAAGGTTTTTTCCCGCCACGCGCGGAAGGTTTTGAGCGAGCGGCAACGCCTCGATGAGGAGTGAGCACCGCCAGCCGCGCCTTGAAGGCGTTGTGCTGTTTCCAGTTCACCAGTTTGTTCTTTGACATAAAATTATTACCCGCCTTTTTTGGCAAACAAATCCTGCACGAGCGCGATGCCGTGTTCGCGGTCGAATTGCGGGAAGAACATTTTCCATAGACGGTCGGCGGATAATTCAGAGAGTTTCATAAGGGTTTGGTTGATTGTGCCGCGTCTGCCTTGTCCTGCGGCGAATCGCCGAGCGCGGTATAGACATTGGACGCACCCACACCAAGGCCGATGATGGCCGCGAGCCATTTATTGCAGCCGCCCGCGTAGGCCGTGCCGCCCGCCGCCGCGCCCGTGCCGATGACGAGCGAGATAAGTTGCAGCCACGCTTTTGCTTTTGGTGATACGTTGATGTTTGCCATAAAATTATTCGTCGTCAGAATCATCGTCCTCGGAAATTCCCATCTTGCGTTCAATGCGAGAAATTCTTTTGTTCGTTGCCTTCTGTCCGTCCTTCAATCCCCGCAAGAAACCGGATAGATACCAGCAGCCGCCGCCAACCGCGCAAACGATTGTCAACGGCAAAGCGGTTTGCTCATTTATCAAATCCGCCGCCAACATTCCTACCGGAACCATTGATGGAACTATTACTTTTCCGACAATTAAAAGATGCATAAATTATTTCGTCACGCTGTTCGTAAAAGGTTGCGATTGCGCCTTCTCCCATGCGCGGTCGAACCGTTGCTGTTTGGCCTCTGCCGACCAATACCATTCCGGTTTCGGAAAGACATGATTCTCGCTGACCAACGTGCAGCCGGTCGCCAGAATGAAAAGCGCAACCGCGATGGCTACCATGATGATTTTTGTGACAGCTCGTTTCATGGTTGCGTGGCCAGCCAATGAATCAGATAGACGATAAATGAGGCGGCAACCAGCAACACAACGCCGCAAAGGATTTTCACAACTCCGCTCACGGCCTCGTCCTCTTGCTGATGTTTTTGGCACATAAATTTAATTCTTCCACTTAAAGCCGATGCGACATTTAATGGCGAGCGCGTGATGACCCCAGAATCCTTTCCAGCCACAGGATGATTTTTTGCCTCTCATAAATTCACGTTGGCGCGGTTATTTTGGTGCGAGCGGCTTGTATTGAAAGAACGGCGGTGAAGCCGTGTTCGTGAACCCAATAACGTCAAATGGTGAAAGTGTTGTAGTTCCGCCCGCAACTGCAAGCGATGTCACTTGCGAGCCGTTCAATGAAATACCAGTCACTATACCGCCCGCAAACATCACTTGTGCTTCCGTCGCTACAAGGTTTGTCCAGAAGCACGGCGACCCAGAGAGCGTTACCGTATAAGTTGGCCAGACTGCGCCAATCTCTTGTGTCGTGTTAGTCACGCCAGACGGCGACTGATGCGCGAACGGACGCATCGGCACACCATCAATCAATGCCGCCCATTGCTGGCAACTGTCCCAAGCATAGGCTTGATTGAAACCGTCATTGTGAGCACTCGTTGAAAGATTTGTGTCATTGATGTCCATTATTCCGCCGATGCAAACATACTTAAATTCAGGAACCCATTTCGTTATTACTTGGTCTTCCTGCATCATTAAATTATTGGTAAGCACCTGCATGATACCATGTGTTGAGTTTCCGTTCGTTCCCATGTTCCCGTCTGAAATTTGAATTAAATCCGTCAAGTAAGGACGCAACGGAGCATACCACGAATCAAACAAAGCTTTAGCACCCGAACCGACAATAGACTGGTCGTTGCGCGGATGGTCGGTAATTAAAATTACCTTCTTAACCTTCCCACGCGGAAGTTGTGTGATGTGAAGATAGGAAAATCCATACGGTGGACACCCAAGTTTGATGCTCTGACTAGTAGATTGCATACTAGATATACTCTGTCCATTGCAAGAGTAATCAGATACACACGGAATTTCTGGATGACGCTGAAAATAAGCCATTCCGATTTCATTGGTTTCAATAGAGTTTATTTTATAGTTTGGCCGCATCATGGAAGTTCCATCAATAGAAATGTCGGTGTCAGATTTTTCAAGCCAGCGTGAAGCGCGGTATCCGCAATTTGCTAAAGAGGAACCAAGCATATTGTTATTCACAATTACATTAGATTCGGCGGCGCGATTGAACAGCATGACCGAGTGAACCGTGCCATAAAACGGTTGTGCGCGGTTATTATTGCCTTGGACAAAACCATTGGTTGCCCACATATAATCAAACCCTAAAACGATTTGATTCATGCTATTAGTTACCGTCAAGGGACAACGATAAGTGAAGTCTAATTTAGATGTGCCATTGGTTGGAGACGCACACGGATTTGCATTGTGCCACTCTGAATAATTGCCATTACCGTCATAAGATATGACCCAAGTTGTTCTATAATATAGCTCGCCATAAGCTGTGTTAAACCCGCCATTTATAGGAACAAAGACAACATTTGATGCTGATGTGCTGTAAGACCAATCAATCGTGCTCGCTCCTTCTGTGGCAACAATCGCAGCTAACGGTTGATTTACACCTGTGAATGCAGTTTCCGAATTTCCATTTGTTGATTGAATTGAAAACTCTGTGTGATAATAAGCGCGACTGTCGTTTGCATCCAAAGTCTTTGGGTTCTCTATAACAACAACCAACGTGAAAGCCTTAACACTTGTCCGCAGCGGTAGAACTGTGACGCACGGTGCTGGATTGGTTGCTGAATAGGGTGAGTTGTAGGGCGGACTGCCGCCCGGAGCAGTTATAACGGGGTTGGTATAGATACCGGAAATAGCCTGATTCCAGCCCGTCCATGGCACGCCGTAAAGCGAGGTCTGGTTTGTTCCCCAGCGAGATTGCAACGGCCATATGTCCACCAAGTTGGTGATATAACCCGCTGCTTGAATTTCGCCCACGCAACCCGCAATGTCATCCGCTTCAAACTTCGCCAGCGACCGGCTGTTGACGAAGTTAGCCACATTCGTATTGAGTGAACCGAGCGCAATCATATTCGTCGTCACCCCGCCGGAGGTGGAGGAGGAGCCGCCAGTGTTGATCCCGCCAAAGGCGAGCAATGGCAGGAGCGCAAACAGGGTGATGAAGTATTTCATATCAGCGACGTAAGATGGTTTGAAACGTGCAATCCGCCGCCCCAATCGTCAGCGTGTTCGCCGTCGTCGAGTTGCACACGGTCAACTTGTCGAGGTCTGCGCCGTAATAGGAGAAGTCCATCGAGTAGAATTGTCCGCCCGTTACCGGCACGGAGAAAACCGCCACCGTGCCATTGGCAGGCACGGCGTTGGTCTGAAAAACCATGATGTATTGCGTCGTCGCCGAGTAGCCTGAAATCAGGAATACCTTGCTCGGCACTGACGCGGCAATAAACGAGTTCGTCGCCGTCGTGCCGCCACTGACGCGCGTTGCTATCGTCTGCGCTTGCGATGCAATTCCGGCCAGCATCAAGGCCACTGTTAAAATTAAAGTTTTCATTCTGGTTTTGGTATGTGTTTGCGTTTCTTCCGTCCGTTAATCCAAATTTCTCGCAGCCGCTTGGTCGAAAACTGCGATCCTTTGCCAATCATTTCACCCGCGCGCGCGCCGTATTTATCTTCCATCTGGCGCAACGCTCTTGGGATGGCAACTTGTGGACAGCCGGGGTCGCGGGCGATTCCCGCAAACCCCGGCGCGATTCCACTTGATAGAATTTCTCGCAACCGACTTCTATCTGAACGATTCATTTATTGAGGCGGTGGTTGACTGCCCATCGCATCCCGCAACGCCGACTCGGCATCGTCGGGATTAACCGTGCCATCATCCGGCACGGCCTCACCCGCTTCATCGTCCAACGATTTCCCGTTGATCGCGGTCGGCTTGATGAAGGCGGTGTCACCCTGAATGGACACAATTGTAGCGTCCACTTGTAATGACACCGAATCGCCTTCGGCGGGCGTCTGCATCTGTTCCTTGTCGTCCGGCAGTGCCAGCGATGCCAGCGGCACAGGAAGCCCGCCAGACGTGTCAGGCGCGGCGGCGGGTGGCGGTTGAGAGGTCAACATACGATTAGGGCGCAAAGCCCGCGTTGACCACATTGAGCGTGTTCGTGCCAACGCCGCCTGTGCAAATTGCCGTGACCAGCAACGGTTCAAGTCGCTGACCTGAAAAGATGCCGTTGGCATTGCTGATTTCGCGCGCCGTGGTAGAGGTCGCAACCGGAATGTTGCCGTTGGCAATTTCCGCGTTGATGATGTCACCCGCCGATACCGCGCTGGCTGGCGTCGTGGTGAACACAATCTGATTGGTATTCTGCACGGCAGACACCAAGCAAGCCTCATTTCGCAAGCGCGAAGGTAACTGCAAATGCTGAATCACAACCCAATTACCAACAAAGAAACCGTTGGTCGAGCCAACTGTGTTTGTCGTCGAAGAACTGGCCGCCGTAGCGACAGTTTGATTCGTGGAAACGTAAGCGGCCACAGCGCACGGACTGGTCGAGAGCGAGTTGACGTTCACATACGTTACCAGTGGTTCGCCACCATTTTTACTATCAGCCGGAATGATGGCGTAGTTTGTGCCAGCGTTGATCGCCGTGCCTTGAGCGCAGAACACCGAGTAGCCGACGTTCTGTGCTTGAACCGAAATGCCGACGGCCACGAGGCCAGCGACCAGAAACAATTTGAGGAATTTCATAATTTTATTTATTTGAATTGAGTTGGTTTCGGGACGCCCCTTGCGAGGCGTCCCATGATTGATTAGGCAAACGTGGACAACACGCGGCCAAGGACGACGTGCGGCACGTCGGTAGTTTCGTTGGTTTTGATCAGCACAGCACCGAAGTAGGTTTTGGCCGACAACATGACGAATTGCAACGCCGGGTTGCTGCTGTCAGGCGTATCAATGTATTGCATGATGGGCGCATTGCCGGAACCACCCGCCTTGCCGTTGGAGAGCGTCGGAACACCGAATGCATCCTTGCCGAGAAACGCCACACCAAAGACGTTGCCGGTGTCAGAGCGCGTGCCATAGGTCGCACCTTCGCGCCAGCCACGAGTTGAGCGGATATAAACCGCGCCGTCCAAGTCGAATTCGCCACCGTCAAACAGGCTCAATTCCTTGGCGTTGTAAGCCGCCGCCGTCACCCATGTCGAATCTTTCCGCATATCGTTCAAGACGCGCGGAGCGCAAATTGCCGGATAGCGGTTGTTGATCATCGGCACGTCGTTTTCTTCAAGTTGCGTCATGCAACCAATGGCGAAGTTGCGGCTCATCGCGCCCGCACTTGCGCTGCCGCCTACCAGCGTAGCAAAGTCGTTCGCGCTGTTGCCGGTCGGGTTGGCGATGGCAAAACGCTCGTAACTGCCGTTGCTGTTGTAGAGCGTGGACTGCGAGGCGTTCACCAGATTGGCCACAATCGCCGGGTTGGCGAACATCGAATTGCAACAAACGGTGTCGTAGAGCAAGCCCATGTCCTCGCCGATTTTCTTGGCGTGAAGTTTCTGCGCGTCAATCAAGCCGGTCGCGCGTTCCAAATCGCTGATTTTGCTGAACGCGATGCGTTGGTCGAGGTAGGCGGTCACATAGCCAACATTGACTTCAGTTGCGTTGGTCGGAACCACGCCTTCGTTGTAGTCAATGCCCATCGTGTTAACGCCTGCAAGACTCGCTTTGCGAGGACGGAAGAAGTTGACGGAAGTGTGTCCCGCGCCGCCCGGAACTGTCCGTTGCTGCGCGTAGGGAAAGAATTTGAGTTGATACTTGAGCGAATCAAAATAATTCGCGTCAAGAAATACCTGTTGCAGATTCGTTTTGCTCGGATTCGTGGTTGTGGTCATTGCGCCCATAAAAAAAGCGCGAAAGCTTTACCAGAACTGTCAGGTCATGCCCAACGCCCGCAAATGAGATTCTTGCTGCGCCAATGACATTTTTGCAAAGTCAACGGGCGCGGCCTCACTTGGAGGGGTAGCACCTTTGCCACCACCGGGCGCGGTCAAGCCTTCAAGTTCCTTAACTCTCGCTTGTGCTGCACCCAACTCTTTTTCCATTTTCGGCACACGAGCGGCGGTTAACTGATTGGCCGCTGCTTGAGCCACATGATAGAACAAGACTGGATTCTCTTCGGGGTCAATCCCGCCTCGAGCGAGAGCTTGAAGACTTCCAGCCATTACTTTTTGAAACTCCGAACCATCTTTTGCCACGTCCGGCCAGACTTTCGCCGCCTCAAGGAGATAGTGCCGCTTGTGCTGCTCCATCGTCGCCTTGTGCTGCTGAATCGTCGGGTCAGGATTTTTGCGTAAGCTTTCCGCCATGTCCTTCAACTGCTTGGCAGAATACTTCTCGCCGTTCGCCTGATCCCGTAAGTCTTGCGCCTGTTTCCGTGCCAGTTCTGCCTTGCCATATTCGCCCGCACCGTCCAACTGCTCGGCGCGCTTATCAAGTCCATCCGCTTGCAACGTGAGTTGCTCGGCGGAATTGACCTTGTTCACGGCGGCGGTGTCGTATTGCTCCGGCGTGAACTTCTGCTTGGCGCGCGCAGCTTCAATCTGAATCTTTGCGGCCTGTTGCTGCAAAGCGGTTTCCTGCTGCTTGATGGCGGCTTCGCGGGTGTCCAATGTGGCTTTCCGTTCGTTGACGGATTTCCACGTCTTGTCCAGCCGTTCGGCGTTCTTGGCGAAGTCCGATTGCTGCTTGGCGTTCGGGGACGTTTGAGTTTCTTCGTTCTTATCCGTGGCTTCGGGCTGCTTTGCTTTGTCAGCCGTCGCTCGTGTGTCGTCGGTTAAAGAATCGGGTAATTTCTCGACTGTTGCATCAGTAACTTCCGCCGTCTGTTGCGGAGTAGGGGCAGACTGTTCCGCCGCTTCTGAAACTTCCGGCGCGGTAGGCGTTAAAGCCTCGCGCAGATTAGTTTCGGCAGTTGCGGGACTAATGGTTTCCAATGTTTCGGTCATTTTCGTTATGCACGTCGTTCAGAACCAAGATAGTGCGGGTCTTGGTCTGTGTTTGACTCTTTGGCGGGTGAGTCATTGCCCGAAATTGAATCCTCGGTGGCGAGGTAAAGGATGAAGGAAAGCGCGTTGTTCGCGCCCTTCATGCTGGCGTTGTGCTGCTCCGCATTGCCCGCCGTCTGGCAGGCGTCAAGATGCTCGGCGAAAAGTTTGTGGCGCAGGGCTTCAACCATCTTGCGGCCTTGTTCGGAGCGGAGAAAAGCGGACGTGGTTTTCTGGTCAATCAGCAACCACTTTTGGCCGGAAGGCATCGGCACTTGAACGGTCTTGGTGACAATCAGCGGCTTACGCTTGAAAATGTTTTTGAGCCAGTTCATTTATCGTTGGATGTTTTTCTCACCTTTAACGGTAATTGTCAAGCGATTTGTGTTGGTGACGGTTTCGCGGGCGGCGTGTTTGCGTTCACAGCTGGCATCACTGACGGCTTGAATCCGGCCTTGGCCTCCATCTGACGTTTGATGTCGTCGGGCGCATCCTTGTAATTGATGGACAGGCTTTCGTTTGACCCGCCACTTGCGGTAGGTGTTCCTGATTGAACGGGCGGCGCACCCGATGGCGGTTGACCTTGCGGCGGTTGTCCACCGTTAATATGTCCCGGCGGCACTTGCTGACCAAACACATCCATCTGCTGAATCAACTGATCAACCTGTTTTGCCGCCGCTGGATTTTGTTGCTTAAAAATCTGAATGCGTTGATCCAAATTCTGCATTACATTTTGTTTGGCTTGAGGATTGTTTAAGACTGGCGATGCAACTCCATGTGCCGCCTGTAACCATTCAAGAATACACTTGATGCGGGTCGCTTGGTCTTGCTGCGGCTGCGGTTGGACGGGGAACGGCGGGGTTGCCGTCAGTAAAAGAATCTCGCTCGCTTGCGCCTCGTATTCGTCAGCGGCCTTCATGCCGACACCTTTGAACCCTTGCCGCGACTGACCGCCGACGCAACTCCGCATCGCGCGTTCAACCCAATAGTCGGGGTCGCTGTTCGGCAACTGTGCGAAGGTCTGCATGAAGCCAATGTCCCGCTGCATCTTCACTTGCGGATTCCAGCCGTCCGGTGAGCCGTCAGGGACAATCAGATAACGGTCGTGCAATGCTTGTTCCGGCATCGCCTTGATTTCGCTCGTGACGAAGTAAGAAAATTCTTTCGGCTTGAACTGGCACAACATCCCCCAACGATGTTCGTGCAGCGGAATCAAATCGCGCCGGAAAATCTCGGCGGCGTAGTTCATGCCGACCTGTGTCAGTTGTCCAATGCGGTTGGACTCTGCTGCCGTAATCGGTTTGCCGCCGGTCTTGCTGCCCGCTTGAACGCTCGATGTGTCCGGGGCTTGGCTGATTTCTTCCGAGCGGCCACGCTGATACTGCAACATTTCATCCCACGGCATCGCGGGCGGAGCCATCTGCACAGACTCAATCTCGCCGGGGATATACTGCCCATCTTCGAGCCGCAGATTCGCCATGTTCTGAATCTCTTTTGCGCCCGTGAAAATTCGCGTGTTGGCAATGCTCATCGCATCCGCCCACTTATTTTCCATGAAGGTTTCAATCAACTCTTGAACCTCCAACATTTCGCCCAATCCACGCGGCGAATACCAGCCTTTGTCAATCACTTCCATCTGGAATGATTTGAACGGAATACTCTCTTTGCCGTTGTATTTGTAGGGGTTGCCGTGCGGTTTGCGAAGCTGAATTTCCGGCGCGTTCGGCGAGTAATAATTGATGGTGTGACCGCCACCAGTCTTCACCCAATGCTCGAAAATCATTACATAATTCGAGTTGGACGTGTGCGTGATGCCTTCGCGCAACTGCATTTCCTGCGAGTAAATACCAAGCGATTGAAAGTCTTTCGTGCCGCGAATCTTCTTCACGGTATCTTCGGACGTGTCCCAACGCGGGTCGAGCAGCTTGTAAGCCGCGACCGTCATCAGCCGGACATGAATCCATTCGTCGGCGTCCTCGAAGCTATCCGCGCTCTCCGGCATGAGCAGAAACATCGGGTCAATGGCTTCGTCAATCGTCCGATAATCGTCCAGCGGATCCACCACGCTCTTGATGATGCCGCGCCCTTTCAACAGCATGAAGTCCACGGCACGGTCAATCTCGACCATGAGTTTAGACTTGGTTTTAGTGTTGAAATCGTAGAAGTCTGCCGCGCTGTCGGAAAGTTCTTGAACCTGCTGCGTGAGTGCCGTGAAGTTGCATAACCGGTCTCCCGCTGACACCTGACCAAGCCAGAACGGTTTGTTTTTACGGATGGCTCGGTCAATCGTTTGAGACCATAAATCGGCCTGCCAAGCCTTCGTCTTGTCGCGCCGAGGCAGTCCGCCGCGCCGCATTTGCGCGTAACGCCGTTGTTTGGTTTCCCAAACGAGACGTTCGGTTAAGATTCGTTGCGCGGACTCAAAGAGGTCGTTTGCCACAGCCAACGTTTATCCCATCCATTACCGATAAAGTCAAGCGAATTTAGAAACGGTGTCCTTGCGCGCGGCAATCCTCCGCGCTCTCGATGACTTCCTCTCGCTGCGGTCGCCAAGTTTCTTGTTGCCGATGTCCAAACGTCGAAGCCACGAGCCGGTTACTTCTCGCCATTGCGCCAAACACCGCGTCCGCCCTGTCGGGGCTGCATTTAACCGCGCCGCCCTCACGGTTTGGATCGCGCATTGCCTGTTTGGATTCAATCGCCAACAGCCCCTTGTTATTCGGCACGAGCCTACGGTTTAGCATCTGGCCGTAAAGGTCGGTGTCCACTGGCAGGATAAATTTGCGTTGCGTGATTGCCATTGCGCCATCCACCCACATTTCAGAGACAAGGTTCGTGTAGCGGTCGTTGAACCGTGGCTTTGAACCCGAATCGCAACGTCCGACGTGCCAGCCCATCGCGTGTATCTGGTCAATCAGTAAAGAGCCTTCGCCGCCGTTGTCGCCCTCGATGATGTCTGCCTCATCTTGTCGCAGTCCAATCTTTACAAACTCGGCCACTAGCCGCCCGGCGGTCGCGTGTAATCCGCGCTCGCGAAATGCCGCTTCAATCCGAATCTTGTTCCCGTTCCGAGAAGCCAGCACAGTTTCATCGCCGCTGCCCGACTCGCTCCAAGCCGCATCGAAAAACAATTTCCGCTCGCCCTGCTGAAAGACCGGCGGGTCGGCGAGCAGTGCGTCAAGCTCGTTCAACTGAACGATTGCGCCTTGGACGAATGGCATGAATTCGCAGTCGAGCATCGAGCGAGTAAGCGGATGGTCTTTGCCCCACTTCTCGCGGATGCCAGTTATTTCCATTTCGCTAATGTGCGGACATTCCGAAGCCTTCTGGCGAATTGGCGGATGCGTCAGACCAAACGCTTTGTCGGTCTGCGAGACGTAGAAAATCCCCTGCGCGAAGCCCGTTGAAGATGCGTAGAGAATCCGGCAATGCTCGCGCGGAATTCGGCAGCGGTCGCCCGCCTCGAAAAACATATTCTTCACCGTCTTCGCTTCGTCGTAAATCAGTAAGAGCGGAGAATCTTTTGAGCCATGATGACCTTCAAACTTACCAGCGTCGTTCGTCGAAATCGCGTGCATGAAACTGTTTGGGCTTTCCGTTTCAATTCGATCCTCCAAAACTCGGATGCCTTTAATTCGGTTTTCATAAACCTTCAACGCTGGCATCAGCTGGTCTTTCATTTGAGCCCACGAGCCGGACGTGACAATCACTTTGCCACGGCAGAGAATAAGTTGAGCCAGAATAGCCGACACAATTACCGTCGTCGTCTTGCCGCCACCGTTGCATGAGCAAAATGAAACCAGAGAAGCCGGTTTGAAAAGAGCCTCCAAAGTCTCACGCTGCTTTGGGTAGTATTTGAAGCCTAAAATCTTTTCGCCAAAGCCGACGTAAGAAGCAAGCTCCAATGCCTCCTTTTGAGCTTTCGGGTCTTTCACAATCTCCTCGATGGTCATTTTTAATTTGCGTTTGGAATTTTAACGTCGCCCCTGATGTGTGCCTGCGCCAGTGCCAATAAAACTTCGCCGTAAAAACGCGCCCGGTCATCAACTACCAATGTCTCTACCGCCTTGCCGAAGCCGCGATCAGAAAGCCACTGGCAGGCCGCTATCCGGTCGCGGTGACTCGGTGACTCATTGACGATATGCTCACCGCCGTCTTTGTCTATGTAGCTCTTTTCGACCTTCATTTCACCGCGAAGAATTGAAAGCATCTTCTCGACCAATTCACTGCCATCATCGGTGTTTTCACGAACCAGAGCCGCAAGTCCTTTTGGCCGACCACCCTTGTTACCAGATACGCCTTTCGGCCAAGGAGTTAAACCTTTTGGGACTGGATTTGACTTGACAACTTCCACCGAAACCCCTTTACAATCCCCCTGTATTTCAAACGGCTCGACGCTGGTTTGCTCGCTGTTTTCAGTTTCCATTACAATTCACCTTTAACGATAATCATTGGATAGTAAAGATTTATTTAGTTTTCTGATTTCCAAAAGCTTTATGGTGATTTCTTCTGCGTTCTTGCTGCCTGCGTGTTTGTCGGGATGGCAAAGAGCAATTAAGGTTTTCAATTCGGACGGGCTGAACTTTGGCGCGATTGAATCAAGAAA